CAGTGTTTGATCTACTATAATCATGACGATACATATCATAAGTTGTTCCAGAAGACCAATTTAGTTTTTGAACAACTTGTCTTGCATCAGCAGTATTGATTTTCTTCAATGCTACCATAGTATCCCAATAATCATCCTCCTGACTAAAATTATCTTTCGGAGCAGGTGGATCAGAATCCCAATCTTCTTGGTAATCTTCAGCATTAGTCAATCCAATAAAAGAATAATAAGAATTGCCAGCATTTGATACACCAGCAATAAAATTACCTGCATTTAAAATTCTAATCTGATCAGTTATAATAGCAGCCATTTTGGACAGAGTTTTTCTTTATTTATCAAGTATTAAACAATGTAATTTTTAAATTTCAAGGAATTTGATCTAGTGACTAATGTTGATGTGGAAATACCAGTTCCCTCAGAAATTCCAATTCCACTCAAAGTATAAGAATTATAAGAATTAGATTCTGATCTAGCAGTAAGATCTATTCTTCCCCAACTAAAGGATCCAAAATTATCAGAAGTTGTTATTCCAGAGAATCCATATACGAAATCATCAACTTCGACAAATAGTCTTCTTACATATGTAGATATTCCAGAAATACTAGTTGAAATGGATACTGCGTTGGACACTTGATAAACATTGTCTGCAAATGAAGTTCCAACTCCAACAATATTACCTGAGGAATCAAAAGAAGTTACGGAAGTAGATCCAAGTCCAACATTAGAATTTCTAATAATAAAGTAATCATTAGCACTAATAGAACTTATAGATAATGCAGTTCCTGCAATTGTAGAATCTCTTAATGGAGAAGCATATGGAATGTGAATATCAAATATGAGTTGAGTGGTTCCAACACCAACAGCGGTTGTTCCAAATCCAACAATAATTCCATTATCTCCAGAGTAAGAAGTTGCAGTTACTTCCTCTTCAGAATAGGTAGGTGGAGAAATAAGAACTGTAGGTGGATTTGTATAAGTATATCCAACACCTGGACTTGTGATAGCAACTCCTGTGACTGTTCCTTCAGAACTGATAGTAACATTACCGAATGCTCTAGTAGTTGTTCCAACACCAGTAGTTGAACCAAAACTTACAGTAGCAGTTGTATATCCAACCCCACCATCAGAGATGACGACAGAGGAGATAGTACCAAATCCAGAAACAATTGCAGTAGCTGCAGCACCAGACTTGGTTTCTTGTCTTATAAATTTAATTTTATTTTGAAACTCAAGACTGGTATCATTTTCATTTTGAGAGTTAAAAATAGGTCTTAAATTATCTACATAAACTGCAGTAGATCCAACACCTACAGATTTGATAAGGTATGCACTAGGATTAATAACTGGTTCATACAATTCTCTATCTTTACCAACACCAATTTGATTAATAAAGACATCTTCAGTTTGTCTACACCAATCAACAGGTCTTTCAAGAGTAATATCAGTAGTATTTCCTGGACCATCATACGGATTGGTATCGACAGTATTTGTAGATTTAACAAACTCTACAATTCTTTCTTCCTCAGTAAGGTATGATGCTTGTCCAATTGATCTATCACTCTTAATCTGTAAACTATCACCTTTTTTCACTGTTTCAATAACATTTCTAAAGATAACATCAGAATCACCACTTCCTTTATAAAAAATAATATTTACCGTATCACCCAACTTTAAAGATTCAGTAAAGTTAATACTGCTTCCTCCACTGAATGTATATCCTTCATTAGGAACTTGGAGTATATTATTGACAAATACAAGTAATACGTCCTCAACATTAATTTTAGATCCTTTACCTGCAACAATTGAAACTATATCTCCTGCTACTGTTAGTGGGAAGTCTTTTCTTACTCCATCAATAAATTTATCAACTCTATCTAAAACTTGCAGTGTTCCTAATGACCAACCAGAGAATGAATCAACATGAACTTTATCAATTGTCAATTGGAATTCATTTCCAGAATAAGATGATGTAGTTGGAATTCCAGTTGTTCCTCCTATTGCAACTGTCAAAATTTCACCGTTACCGTACCCATAACCAGTATTTTGCAATTCAAAATCAATAACACTAGATCCTTGACCAACAACAATATTTGCTGTGGCATGTGTTCCAAATCCTAATGTAGAAGAAGAACTATATTCTAATGGCATATTAGAATAACTGAGTGGATCATCAAATACAACATCAAGTGGTTTATTAACTTTACCACATCTTGCATAGAAGTGTTCTCTAGTTGAAATTCCAGTATTTACCTCAAAAGAAGTATTATTAATAATTCTTAAAACATTAGTTTCTCCTGCAGCAGGATCTGTTCCACTAGCAGAATTATTTACATTTCTAGGAGCAATTAATGCTGGTTGAGCAACTCCACTAGAACTATAGAATGTTGGAACAGTTGAAACGCCAGCATTAATTACAAATTCAGTTGCACTGTTAACTGCGGTTACTTTAGATCCACAATATGCAGGGTCAGTTGTTCTTGGATAAACATGAGTAGAAGATCCACCATCCAATCCACAAGTAAATGCTAATCCAGTAAGAATAACGTCACTCTTCTGTCCAGTAGTAGATAGATTATGTGCAGAAGATGTTGTAACTGTCATAATACCAGTTACATTGTCATAAATTGCATTCGAAACATTAACAGGACCAGAACCAGTGTAATTGCAAGTAAATGCGATTCCCGAAAGTGTAACTTGATCATCACTAGAAAGTCCATGACTAGTAGAAGTTGTTACTGTGGTTACTCCACTAACATTATCATACAGAACATTTGATATATCTCTTGGAGCATAGAATACTCTATCAGTAGATATGGAAACTGAAGTAATGTTTCCGTTTGAAATTACTGCTGTTCCAATAGAGACAATATTAGACTCGGACACAGAAGAAGTTCTTATTGCAACATTGACAGTTTGAACTCCTACTCTATAACCAGATCCACTATTTCCTATACTAATTGAAGAAATAGTTCCAAGACCAGATACAATAGCAGTTCCTCCAGCAGATACTAATGGTTGATAATCAAATCCTTCATTTGATGCCACTGATACAATAATACCTCCTTTTGGATAACTAGAAATTCCAACATCTGGACCTAATGGAGTTGTATTAGTTCCCTGGAATGTAATGGAAGTAATTCCAGATTGCTCACTTAAAATATATTGATCTGCCAATCCAGGAGACTGGAATACATTATTTACAAGAATGATTGCATTTTCTGTTGTTATTCCAGATACATTAGATCCATCTTGTTTAAGATCAAATTCAGGTGTGGTTGCATTGAATCCAGAAGAAATATTATCAAAAATATAATTTTTAAAATAGGATTCATCTGAAGTTTCTATAATACCAGATCTCATAAATGATCTTCCCTGGAAACTAGACGATCTAGTAATACCTGTCCAATCTCTTTCATCTGGTGGATTTGTTGTTGATCCTATGGGAGTATTGCCAAATGGAGCTTCAACAAAATTCAAATTATTATCAGTAATATTATAGTTTCCAGAAATTTTAGTGATCAAATCACCAGTGGCAGCAATTCCTATTCTTGTGCCCATCCACCCTCTACGAACTCTTATAGTATTTGTACTACCGATACCAATACCTTCTATTTTCATAATCTCATCACCAATTTGAATAAGATCAGATCCAAAGAAAGATGTAATTCCACTGAATTGCAATATATTATCAACAGTTAGCATCTGATTAGAAAGTGTTGTTGTCTGAGCAGTAGAAACTACTGGTGACTGAATGAGATTATCAATTGCAACAAGAACTTTTGCATTTTGATTAGTTGCTATGAATCTATGAGAAGTACCAATACCAACACTTTCAAGTTCAACTACCTCTGGAATAAACTTAAGTGCATTCTCAGCACTAGAGGCAATTTTAATAATATTATCATCAACTTTGACGGCAAATAAATTTTCTCCAGGTAAGAAAGTTGTATCGGCAACACCAACAAAACTAGTTGTTTTAATACCAATAGCAGATGCTGCGGTTCCTACATGAATATATTTTAATTTTTCACCACTAACATAAAAATGATTTGGAATTTTAATACTATTACTAGCAATATTAACTATACCACTATCATTTGCTTCAAAATATCTTTCAAAAATTGGAAGATTTTTATGTTGCAATTCAAAAGATCTTTTAATATCAGATTCTGTGCCTTCATAAAATCCTATATCACTATTAATTGATCCATTAGTAAAATCAATTTTACTTAATTTTGTAAGATCTTCAGTTAATGTTAAAGCATTCATATAAACATTAACTACAGTATCAATACTTGAATTGGGAGTAAATACTAAAGAAACGGTTCCTGCTGCAGAAACTTTAGAACCAAATGTTCCTAGTCCAGATGCAGTTTCTATCACACCATATTCGGTGTCATAAGTTTGATAACTTCCAGTCGAATCTACATAGTCATCAACAATAATTATTTCCGAAAGTTGCGTAGATGCATTAGTTGTATCTGTAACTTGCGCTATAAAATATGCAGAGTCGTAATTATTTGGATATTCTGCTACTGTGTTAATTCCTGGAGTACCTGAAGCAGAAATGCTGGTAGTTCTAGCTTCAAGTCTTGATCTTGTTAGATCAATTGTTCCAATACCAGTAATTGTATCTTCAGAAAGTCCTACTTGAATAGTATTAATAACTCCTGTTGTTGCAATACCAACAGATGTTGGTATGAAATCAATATTTAAAGATGATCCACTAAAATATGCATGATACGTACCAAGTCCAGATTCGGCATAATCTCCAATACTTGTTGATAATCTTCCATATTCCAACATCTCAATATTTGTTCCGTCATGAACAATATTAAGTTCTATTGATTCAAATTCTTGGTTTTTAGTTACGTCTGGATTTATATTAACAAGAACTTTAACACTAGTATGAGTATTACCTATAGAAACAATTGTAGTAGTAACTCCTGATGTTACAGGGGAACTATTTGTTTCGATTGTTACAATTCCACCAATACTTGTTGAACCAGTTCCAAGAAAATTATCATTTAAATTATATGAAAAAATACTTAGATCGTAATCATTAACTGAAGACCTTACTGGGTAGAATTGTAATTGAGCATCAGAACCAGATATTGCAAAATCAAATGATCCTTGATCATATTGAGTTTCAACTCTACCATACTGATTTAAATATCCACGAGACCCATCATGCAGCAAATCAACAATCATTAATTGTCTTTGTGCAGTAAATCGTTTATCTCTCACATAAGTTATGTATTTTTGGCATCTAACATCACTTAGATCAAAAGTATCCACTACACTAAATGGATTTGGTCTTGGATTACTATTAAACTGATCACTAACATCATCTATTGATAATACTCTATTCCCAACTGATTCAAAATAATCAGTAAGAATTCTATTCGAAAAAATTATTTCATCAGATACAATTTTTGAGTTTTGATTGCGATTATTTTCTATCGCAAGATCAAATCCATAAACACAATTCAAACTTGCAAAACCATCAATATTATTAACTATTTCTACATTTGTTGTAAATGTAGAAAGTCCAACAGACATATTATTTTTATTACTCGTTTCTAATTGATAATCAGAAAATTTTCTATATCCTAAGGTATGATTTTGAGAAGAAACAACATCATTCCAATCATCATACGTAACTCTAGATTTCAAAGAATATGAGAAATTTTGGTAATAAAAATTATCTTGAAGTCTTTGTAATTCGTAATTTAATTTTCCAAAATCTTCTTGCCAACCCTGTATATTCTTTGAACTTGCTTGTAATTCAATGAAAGAATCAAAAGATGTAATTGAAGATGCAATTCCTTGAACATTAGAATCGGAACCTTTAATAATTTCATTAACAACAAAATTATCGTCAGAAGAAACTGTTAGAGTTGTAATTTTTGAATCCCAATTTTGAACAATTCCTACTGCAGAATCTGATATGACAGTTTCACCATTTATAAAGTTTTTTGTTTTTAAGGTACTTTCAAAAATTGGAAAATGCTTTGAAGCAAGAATTTTACCAGAGGAGTTAACAGTATTAAAAGTTCCTGGGAACTCTCCACTAGCAAATAGTCCAGACATACTATAAGTAACACTTCCTATTCCACCAAGATTTTCAGTAATCCCTGTTACATCAAATAACTTATAATCGTATTCAGCAGAGTTGTATCCCTTTCCAGTAGATCCTACACCTACACTAATTCCCTCTACAAGGACCCTATCTCCAATCACAAAGGGAAATGTATTAATAGTACTAAATCCAACTGCTAGGGACGCAGTAACGGTCTCTGTGGAAGGATCAAATACAATAGCATCAACTCCAACCCCAGCACTACTTTGTGTTGGTATAATTGTTGGTTCAGCATTACTCATTCCATTAGTATTTTTAAGAATCTGTATCTCAGATTTTCCAATAGTAACTTTTAAATCAACATCATTTACTTCTTTTTTGGTTTTTCCATCTAGTACAACTAGTTTAGGTGGAATTGAGAATCCTCTACCAAAAGAAGTAATTCCAACACTATTGAATGACGATAAAGAATCTACTTTGATAGATTGAGGTAAAAGAACTCTTGGGTTTAGTGTTGGATCTGATGGTAAATTAAATCCAATATTATCTAAAGTAACTTTCTCAAGAGAACCAATTTTTGAACTATTTGCTTCTAAAATGGCGCCATTACCACTAACACTGTTTACTGCTGTAATGCCAGGTAGTGAGTAATAATTTGTCCCATTATTAGTAAGTTCAATTTTTGCTATTGGACCATAAGTATGAGTACAATCAGTTTCATAACTCACTAGTGATGAGGTATCATAAGATAATTTTTCAGGAGTATTTGCTAATGAATAAGTAAATGTAGTTGTTGTTCCTACTGTGATTGTATGTTTGCCATTGTAAAGACTTTCTCCAGATAAAAGTGTATTTCCAGAAATTATTTCACTATCAGTATAAATTTGTGCTTTTTCTGTAGGAAGATTACCCTCATATAGAGGAGTCAAATTGTAATAAAGTTCTGTTGGAGTATTTTCATTGACTGTTAATTCTGCTTTGGCATTAGAAGTTCCAACAATTCCTACTCTAGACAAATTAAATGTTTCACTTTCCTCAAACTTTTCCCATTCTTTAGTAAAGTTTTTATCGACGTATAAATTAAATTTGAATGCAGGATAAGTTGTTCCCTGTAAAGTATAAGAAAGTGATGAATCTGATAAATCAAATGTTACTGTAGAATTTTTATAAAGTTTTACTAAAGGTGTTATTGGATTAATTGTACCAAGAGATGCACTGCTTATTCCTACAATATTTGGGGTTGTCTGAGTTGAATCATAATAAGTATTTGATAACTGAATTCTATTATCATCAACTCTTACGATGTAATAAGAACTATCACTAGAAAGTCCAAAAGAAGATGCTTCAGAGGTATGAATTATTTTATCTCCTGTTTCAAATCCATGAGAGTTTATAGTTATGGTATTAGTTTCAGTATTAACTCCTGTAGTAGAGAATCCTACAGGATTTACTATCAGTCTTCTATTGAAATCGTTATAAGTTAGAGTTACAATTCCCGTATTTTGCGGATTGACATTAACAAAAATATTATGGGGTGAACTTAATCCATGAGTTTCTGCAGTAGAAACAGTGACTAAGTTTCTTTTTATATCTCCAGTAATTACATTGTAGTTTGTTTTGAAACTGTGAGTATCTCCAGTTCCAACATTTCTAAAGAACAATGTGGTTGAAACAGAATTTTCAAGACCAACAAATGTTCCTGTTGTTCCAAGTCCAACTCTTACCGTTGCAATTCCAATTAAATTATCATTGATTTTTGCAACAAACAAACTTGAACCATCTGCAAGAGTAGTTCCAACTCCAACATTAGTTTCATCTTGTACAATTATTCCAGAACCTTTTATCGTTCCTATACCTGTAGAATATGTTACTTGATCTCCAGTTTTTAAATTATGTCCTGGTAAGTAGAGTGCTTTAGTTTGAATAAAGACTGAAGTAGATGCAGCTCCAGGATTTGAGAATGATATTGTTGTTCCTATCCCAACTCCGGCAGTTGTTCCTAATCCTACAGTTTCTGTGGGATCAAAATAAATTTGCTTATTAAAAGAAGGTGAATAGTCAGTTTTAAATTCTGAATTAATTTTTAATTTTCTAGGAACTTCATAGATAAACTTACCTATGGTATGACTAGATCCTACTGTATTATCAATTACCCTTAAAATTCTAATTCTAGAATTTAAAGAATCAACATTTAGAACCTTGATTTTTTCTGTTCCTATAATTAGAGTATCATTTTCTCTAATATTTGGATAACTTAAATCACCAGAAACTCTGAAGTAAGTTACTATTCCTGTTATATTAGTATTACCAATAGCAACTCCAGTGCTTCCTATTCCGACAATTGATAATCTATTTGTTTTTATACCAACATTATATGATCCTTCAATCCCAGAAGATGTTGTAGATAATCCAGAAATTGAAATTGTATTTAAATTTTCAAAATTATGAGGGTTATTTGCAAAAATTAAATATTCACCTTTAGATTGTCCTGGATATATTTCAACATTTTCAATGGTACTTGAAGCTACACTTATATTATTAACTGATCTTCCTTTTATTCTTGTTATCTTTGCAGATACTCCTTGACCCCGAGTTCCGTCATTATTAAAGACTAAGGTCTCATTAACTCTATACTCAGATCCTCCAGTAACAATACCAACACTATCAACAGAACCAAAAGAAGTTGCATTGATAGTTGCTGTTTGATTTAGTTTATTTGGGATATAAAAATATGGATATTCTAAATTATCTTCAATAACATTCAATGGTTGAGTATTTCTATGCCAATCACTGGTGATATCAAAAGAATCATAGTTTGATTTTGGATTAAAGTTAAAAGCATTGGGAATACTCTTGTAATTATGACCAATTACATAAGGAAATACTGGTTTGAAATTTTTCTCAAAAATTCCTGAAGACTCTGCAAATTTATCATTAATAGTAACAAAATATGCATACGTGCCTTTTGGAAATTCTGGAGTTATACAAAATCTTCCATTATTTTCATCAAGAACATCATCATTAGAAACTTCTTCATGAGTATAGTCTTCAATGAAAAATCCTTCTGGAAAAATAGATGTAGATGGTCTATTATTTTTTAAATCAATACTATATCCAGATCTCATTTGAGAGATTACACCACCGCTTATTCCAGAATACCCATATGGTCCATATATTGGATTTCCGTCATATGCAAATCCTAAGATAGGAGAATGTTTTGTAGATTTAACTTCTATAGCATTAACTCTTCTAAGATCACTCTCTCCATATAAAATATTACCTTTCTGATCTGAGGAATAAATAAATTCTCTAAGTTTTCTTGGCGCATATAAATGAGAATACTGGAGTCCAAAATCATTTGATTTTAATCCAGATACAATTATACCATCATCTTGAGAAAAATATGGATAATATTTTTCAAATAAATTTACTCTCCAATTTTGAATATTTGCTTTAAATTTTGGCAACTCCTCAGTAGATCCAGTTGATATAACATTAATAGCAGTTAATCCAAGTTCATTGGCATATCCAAAACCAGATTCAACAATTTTAACATCAGTTACTGATCCATTTTCTAAAACCGGAACTAAAACAGCACCTGTACCGTCACCAACTACAACCAAATCAGGATCAGAAAGATATCTGCTACCAGATTTTTGAATTATAACGTCAACTATTTTTCCATTAACAACTATTGGAGAAAGTTGACAATCCGATCCAGATTCCATTTCAATCGTAGGTTGTCTATCTAAATTTAAAATTTCAGAAGAACCATATCCAACTCCATTATTTTCAAGATGTATAGAAGTTATAGATCCTCTTACAATTGGTCGGAAAGAACCTTTAAAGGTTTCCGTTCCAATAGAAGATATTCCAACATTTCCTGACAGAGTAACCTTTATCTCAGGATAATTAAAAATATGAGTTCCTGACCCAACAGAAGTCATATTGATATATTGTTTTGTTCTATTAAAGAACTCTTTATCACTTGAAACTCCAACTTGCGAAAGATTGAAAGAATCTTTATCAACGACATTTACATAATATTCAGTATCTATAGATAATCCAGAAATAGGAGATCCTGTACAAGTATATTTTACCTTCTCACCACTCTTATAATCATGACTTACAATAGTTACTAAATTAGATTCTGTACTAATTCCTGAGATTCCAGTAGTTCTTTTTTTGTTTTCATAATTGGAACCACTATTAATTACGTTAATAGCACTAACTATTGATTTTTTCTTTACTGATTTCAGTGAATGCTTACCAATTCCATAATCAGTTAAAAATACTGTACTAAGACCTGAAATTGCATCTCCTTCATTTTTATGTAATGTAATAGTTACATCATCAATTACAGAGACATAATATGCAGAATCAGTTACTATTCCAACAATACCCTGTTGAAATTTTGTTTTATATAAAACTTGTTCAGCATTTCTAAACTTATGATACGTAGAGAATCCGATTCTAGATTGATTAAATCCAGTTCCAACAATAATATTATTGGATACTAAATCTGCAAAAAACTCAACTTCATGATCAATTAATTTCATGCTGGCTTGAGCTATAGCACCTGATCCATTACCACCTTCAATTTTGATTGTTGGAGTATTTGTATAATCAAATCCAGGATCTACAATTCTAACTTCTTGGAGAGATCCAGAAACAGCAGCATATCCTGTTGCACCTGTTCCGACTACATCTGAAATAATTAAGTTAGGAATATTGATTACGTCAATATTTGTTCCCTTAGATAAAACATCAATCGTTTCAATTTTTCCATATTTTATTGTATCGTTACCTTTATAATTTAAAAGTTCAACACCATTAATAAAAATACCGGTTAATCCTGGTTCAGTTTTTGTTAAAATTCCATTGTTAATAGGTTCGGATATTTTTCTCAGTAATTTTTGGGGACCTAAAGTTTTTCCATTAAATTCAAATGGAGATATGGTGCTATTTTTAACTGTTGTTGAATTGTCTAAGGAAACAAAGTTTAAATTAAAAATATCACTTCTACTTTTTGCAAATTTCAGTGTTGATCCATTAACTCTTTTAACAAAATAAAGTCCGTCATCAAATAGAGCAGTGTCCCTAATTTTTTTAGTTTCAATATTTCCAGCATCATTAATAAAAGTTTTATCTATTAATTGCGATTTATAATAAACTGCATCTCCAGTATAAAATCCATGTTCTATTCCTGAAGAGATTTCAAACTCATCTCCAAGAAAAGTTCCGGAAAATTTTAAAATTTTATTATTTGCATCTAAAGGTTGAGAATCATAATGAGGTATTGATGGCGAAGAAACTAAGTATTCTTCAGAATTATTTTTATAAACATTATCAATATCAGTAGCATATATTTGTGCTAATGGATAAGTATTTGAAGAAACTTTTTGAATTCTTCTTTGCACATCATATACTGCATCAGTATCTAAAACACCTTGACCTCTTATAGAAAAAGTTTTTTCTCCCGTTATTGATAAAATTTTAGTTTCAGTTTTTATACCATTCAAAGAAATATATACATTATCACCAGATCTAAATTGATTACTTACATTTAAAGTTACTTTATACGTATAATTTGCAAAATCTATTAGTTCAAGACTCTTAATTTTGTAAATTGGAGCAATGTTATAAATCCATTTACTTGTTTTATAATTTTTTTCTGATATTCCAAGATTAGTTACATTAATCTTCCCACCTTGCAATAAACCCTTTGTATTATCTGGAAAATTGAATTCACCTAAAACTGAATTAATTCTTACTTGAATAATTTCATCTTGATCTAATTTAGATCTTCCATATGCAAAAGTATTGATACCCACAACAGTTGCATCTGCAATCTCAGAATTAATTTCAGTTACTCCATAAAACTGTGTTAGAGACTTAGAACTATATGAAGAAACACCTACACTACTATCTGGATATTGGAAATACAACTCTCCTGTTGATCCAAAACCAACTGTAGAATCAACATCAAGAACTGTAGATCCTGGAGATACTCTTCCTATTACTCTTGTAGACGGTTCTACAACAAATTTTCCATATAAAGCTCCATCTACATTAATATCTCGATCATATCCAGCATCAATACTAAGTTTATAAAAAGTTTTACCATAACCAACTTCTATTTTTTCAACACTAGTAATAGGTGCATATGCTTTTTTTACATTACTATCAAAATTATATTCATCTTGATACAGTGTAGCATTGTCTAAGTTTTCAGGATCACCTACAATAGGTTCAACAATTAAACTATCAACAATTCTATATTGAGCATTTGAAGGTGAAATTAAAAAATCTCTGGGTTTTATTATTTTTACATCTTCATTATAAATTGCCCTAAACAAAATTTCAAAAGAATAATCAGTTCCTTTACTTCTATAAAAATCTTTTGCTTGTTTTATAAAGACATTTTGATTTAAATTTGTAAATAAACTTCTCTCCTCTAATCCTGGGAGAAACTGACGTTTTGTTTTTACTAAAAATTCTTTTAAAAATAAACAACTTAGGTTTGTTACTTCTGATTGATCAAAATGTTCAGATGAGTCTGTTTCATTAAAGACAACTTCCTCTTTGTTTAATTCACTTTTATATGAAGTTATACCAACAAAACCTCTAACACATCCAGTAAAAGAAAAATCAGTTTTTCCAGTATATGTTATTACTTCATCATCAATTTTTAGTAGTCCATATGATTCTGGAAACCCGTTAGTTCCTGTCGGAGACTCTCCTGGGTCTACATTAATTGTTGTTGCATCAAAATCTAAATCACCAGAAAGAATTACAGATTCTGATAAATTTGTAGTATTATCTAACTTGATATATCTATCAATATTTTCAATTAAATCAATTGGACCGCCCTGATACTCTTGACCAATATAATATTGTTTTAAAAGTTCAGAAATTAACGGGTAATCCTCCCTCACATATGTGGGGAGTTGATTAGATATGATGGTACTAAACTGAACTCTGGTTTCTGACATTTTATGAATTTATCGTCTTTGTATTGGTATTATGATTAATATGAAGATGAACCACCTGATGATGCTCCACCAGTAGAAACAGATGATGTAGATGTAGTGGTGCCACCTACGGTTCCTAATGTTTGTGTAGTAACTCTAGATCCCCCACTTATTGTTACTATATTAGTTTCTGGTCCACCAGAACGTACTAGATTGCCATTTGCATAACTTGAAGAAACAATGTAAGTAGAAGCAGATGGATCTAGTCCAGATGTAACATCATCCACAACAGGTTCAAATAAACTGCTACTAGTATCTAGTTGCAAATAAAGGTCCTGTAATCCGATAACATCATTTGAATGAGGTGTTGCTGATAATTCTAGAATTGGTTGTCCATCTTTTGTTTTTGCACCTGTTACGTTAACTGGATTTAATGTGATAAGTCCTTTTTCATAGTCGATAAATCCAACAGATCTCTTGACTATAGTAGGTGATTGAGATCCTGCAGTCGGTAAAGTAAAGAAGAATAAAATTCCAGTTCTTCTATTAGTATCTGGAATATCTGCTACATATACAGTTTCTTGTATACCTGCAACAGTAAATCCACTTGACTTTATATTATAACCACTCATAGATTTAATATGGAACTGATTACCAAATCCAATTTGATATTCGACAAAAGCATTTAAAGTTAATCTTAAATCTCTTCTAATTGCAATTGTAGTGATATTAGAAGTTATTGAACTATGACTATCGTCAATCAATTTAAGCAATTTACTATACTTTAATCTTGCTCCATACTTATTTAATTCAGTTGATTCCGAATACTTAGTTACATTAGTTTGAACAACACTTGATACAAAAGTTGCTGAAGGTGCCATATTTGTATTATAGTAAATTTTACTAGTTACTTCCAAATACAAATACTTAAGATCAAGTAATTCTGGTACAATTCCAGCAACTGAATATTTTTTTAATTTTTTCTTGATGTTTTCTTTAATGAGATTTGGAATAAAATCTCCAAATCTTGGTTTAATACTAATGAATACCTTTCCATATTGTGGTGGATTCAATTCTTCACCACCAAAAACCGAAATAGATTCAGTTTCAGGATAAATTTGTGTAGGAATTAATGATTCATAATCATTTGAAGTCAATGCTCTATATTGGGACGCATAAACTCTTGGTGCAAATTTCTTAATTGACTCTACACCTTCAATTTCTTCTCCGCCTCTAGCACTTAATCCAGTTGTTACAAGAGAGATTCCTGATGAAACAATGTATTCCTGCGAGTTTCTTGAATAAACTAACCTTCCTGCAAATGTAAATTGCCCAACACCGTTTGCTGAATCACCATTAGATGCAATATAATCTACACTAACATAATTATTATCTTCAAGTTTTTTGCCAAAGATTCCATCACCAAATAATACTTCATATCTTTCATCATCTGATTCTTGCAGATAATAAACAGTTGAGTTTGAATTTACTTCAAATAAACTATCTTGACGACTATACTTTAAACTCCTTGAAGAAGATTGATTTGGTCTGACCGTTACAGTCAATAATTCAGTATCTATTCCAATATTATCTAATATAAACTTTGTATTTTGATTTCTTGCACTGTAAGTAAAGTTAGCAGTCAGTAAACTTCCCTCATAAATTGAAATATTATTAAATTCTGCTATTCCATTTCCTACAGGAACTGTTATATCTTCTAAAATTGAAAATACAAAAGACGAATTGCCAAATCCCCCTGCCGAAGTTACTATAGGACCCTTTTTAATAGTAAGAGTTGATGGAGTTGGAGTAACATTGCTAGTATCAACGTAAAAACTAATTACTCCCGTTGCTGCTTTTCTTGATTTAGGTAAATATCCAATATTTCTTGCTAAAGATACGACATTCTCTCTTAATGTCGCACTATCAATAAAAACTTCACTCGCAACCATGTTGGCATTGTATGAAGTAATATAGGTGTTATATGCCAAAACATCAAGTATTGATGAAAGATTAGACCCTTCAAAGTCATAATCAGTAAAGTTGGAGTTTTCTTTTAGATACTCCCTAAGTGTTGTTTTAACCTGGTTAAAATCCAGATTAGTAAAATTAGCTAATGGCATTTCTTACCTTGTTGGTTGCAAAACGAATTGTAATTCTTGTGCTGGAACATCTGCTCCAATAATTTCATAAAATATAGTCACATTAAATTCATTTTGATCAAAGTTGGGATCTACCTGAACTTTTTTCAATTTTATTCTTGGTTCATAATTTGTTAATGATGAGGTAATCTCACCTTTTATAATATTAGCTGAAATATCGTTTATATTCTCAAAAAGTGCTTTACTAATAGAAGATCCAAAATCTTGATTAAAGATTTTTTCACCAGGAGTTGTAAAAACGATATTTCTTACAGAACGAGCAATCGCAGATTCATTTTTAAGTGCAAGTATATCACTTGTCAGAGGATGTTTCTGAAAAGTCATACTCACA